CCCAACACATTGAATGTTCCACCACTGATGAAAGAAAGGGTTCCACCTGCAATGGTTACGCCACCTGAGATTCCAAACGAAGCAGGGAAACTTATTCCGGATACGGTGATTCCACTGCCAAAGCAGATTCCAACACCTTCAAGGCTGACCTTTAGGGCATCTCCCGACATACCAACTCCACCAAGAGAAACCCCCATTCCCAATCCACTCAAACCCTTCATAGCCAAGCCACGAAGACCAAACAAGTCACCAGTAAAGGTAATACCTACAGGACTTACTGGAGAGGCTCCACGGGTATTGCTGTGACCCAATACAAGAATCTCGCTGTTTGTTGCCAAATTGATATTATTATTGATGTTTACTCCACCTGTAGCAAACACACCAAGCCAAGTGGAACCTGCTTGCGAAACAAGAGTTGCTCCAACAGACGATTGGCTTCCACCGCTGATTTCCACTTTCAAACCATCAAGGATTGTCTTTATACCTTGACCACTTGTCGGAGTATAGGTATCAATCTTGATTGGAATGGCGGTGGTATTGTTGATTGTGGCGGTAATAGTATTCGATACCGCAACTGTACCACTTACTGCAACGGTTCCACCCAATGTTGTGAGTGTTCCGCCCTTTATTGTAACATTATCAAGAGTTCCTCCCAATATCTTTGCAATGGTTATACCAGTTGCAGGAATGTTCAGCGTGGCACTAACATTACCCATGCACAAGCCTGTTCCATCAAATGCAACCTTTAGTGCATCGCCAGAAACACCAACTGATCCAAGATTGCCCAAGGATACACCAATGGGTGAAGAAGCAACTCCAACAACCTTTACTGTGCCAAAGGTTGTTCCTACGGTTTGATCGAACGAGACTCCAAGAACCTGATTTGTGAATATCTCAATGGGTGCAGGAGCGGTTATTCCAACAAGTGCTCCAGATGCAATGGAGGCTATGGTTATGCCTGATGCGGGAAGAGTGGTGGTGCTGCTGAAAGAGCCTGTGAATGTGACTCCAAGCAAGCCGCTTGCTGTTATGGATATTGGGCCAGATATGGTTACGCCCATTGCTGTTGTTCCTGCAACACCGAATACAGGAATACCCTGATATGCCCCAGGGAAGAAGGTTCCACCTGGGGTGGTAAGGGCAACACCTATGGTTACACCTGCTGCAACCGATCCTATACGAGCAACTATTGGATCAGAACCAAGGCTTAGTCCACCTGCACCAATGGAAACAGGCAGGGTAAACCCTGACCGTATTCCTGCAATGGTGACACCAGCACTAAGATCAACACTGAGTGCATTGCTTATTGCAACCGTACCACCGCCGATATTTACGGTTCCACCAACAACAAACGCTTCGGTCACTCCTGCACCAGAAACAAAGTTTCTCATGCGTAGGAACGAGGCGGTAACACCCACAGTTCCAAAGGTTACACCCAAGTTTGCATTTGTAGATCCTGGAGCAAATCCAAGAACAGTCATTCCTGCGCCAAGGCTGATATTTCCAAAGCAAGCACCCGCAAAGCACAAGCCAGCACCATCAATCGCCACACGGAATGCGGTATTTCCTGCCGAGGTGCGGTGGACGGTGTTAAGAATGGCATCAGTCAGCCAAAAGTTGTCTGCATTTGAAAGGCTTACAGGGAGTGCGCTGGGGTCTGTTCCTGTTTCCGAAACAAATTTTACCTCGCCGCTACCACCCCATACCAACTTTACATACTGTATTGCACCTGTTGTACCATCAGCCATGCCCAAAACAGAGCGGTCGGCTGATACATAGTTTGCTATACTGTTTACAATGCTTGCTGTGAATCCTTGACCTTGTGAATCAGACATGATGACTCCCATTTTACTCTTTTAGGCTTGTTTTTGGCGACTGATACCATATGTATAAATGGAAAGGCGGCATTACCCCTTGACTTCTCCAGTTCCTCCCCTATACTATCCCCAAAGGAGCAACCCTATGTTTGACGGATCAGTAAACTTTGCAGCCGAGATTGAACGGCGTGTAAAAAACAAGAATGCATCCTATATGGATGCAGTAATGGATGTGTGTGAAACCTTTGAGATTGAGCCTCAATCCATTGCCAAGCACCTGACAAAGCCTGTTATTGAAAAGATTAAATTCGAGGCTTCCCAACGGAACCTTATCCGAGGAAAGGAAAAGCAGAAGTACACAGGCTCCCGCCTACCAATATGAAAGGATTTGATCTTTTCAAGATTTATCTTGGAGTAAAACTCCACTTCACCACGGATTCCTATGATTATCTGCGGTTTAGGGGTAAAACCAAGACCACTTTCGATTCTTACCTTAAAAGGAGCGACAAGTATTGGTTTGAACGCCTGTCCCGTTCATTCAAGGGCGATCCTGTGGACTTTTTCTTTGCCCTGTTTGCCCACAATCCAAACCAATGGATCGGGCAGATGATGGAGGGTGGACACGAAGAGGTGTACTCCCGTTGGCAACGGCGGATGCAGAACTTTTCTGAAGAATATTCCGAAGATATAGGAACTCTTTGCCGTGAGTTGGCTGGGGGGAAAAGAGGTTTTGATTCTCTTTTTAAATCAGCAGAAGGAGCGCACCCTCCACTTCTGCAAGCCGCCGTGCGTGGAGAAATCTCTCCAGAAACATTCATAGCATTGGATGAAATCTTGGGATTCTTTCCACAGTTTCATGCCCAAATGCAAGGCGATCCCCTGTGGGAAGCCTACAGCAAGCGTTGCGAAAAGTACCGCCCATTCCTACGCTCAAAGGGAGTTCTTTCAAATCCCTTGAAGCACCGAAAGATACTACGGGAAAAACTGGCGGATTGGGGAGTAGGGGCTTGACATGAAGCCAATCCTGCTACATAATAGTGGGTCAAGACATACAACGACATACGAACATCGTACACAAATCAATACAAAAGGAGCGTACATATGAGTTTCAAAGACCTAAAGAAGAGTTCTAGTGACAGCATGAAGCGTCTGCTCAACGAAGCAGAGAAACTGAAGAAGGGTGGCGGCGAGAGTTCCTATGAGGACAATCGCATTTGGAAGCCCACTCTGGACAAGTCCAGCAATGGCTATGCAGTGATTCGTTTCCTCCCCCCGACCAACGGAGAGGATTTGCCGTGGGTGCGCCAGTTCTCGCACGGCTTCCAGGGCAAGGGTGGATGGTTCATTGAGAACTGCCCCACGACCGTTGGCGGCAAGTGTCCTGTCTGTGAGGCAAACAACGAGTTGTGGAACAGCGGCGTAGAGTCCGACAAGAAGATTGCCCGTGACCGCAAGCGCAAGTTGTCATACATCTCCAATATTCTTGTGATCTCCGATCCTTCTGCCCCACAGAACGAGGGAAAGGTATTCCTGTACAAGTACGGAAAGAAGATTTTCGAGAAGATTGAGGAGAAGATGCATCCCCAGTTCCAGGACGAAGAGGCTGTGAATCCCTTTGATTTCTGGAAGGGTGCAGACTTCAAACTAAAGGTTCGCAAGGTGGACGGGTACATCAACTACGACAAGAGCGAGTTTGCAAACCCCACGGCTCTGTTTGGCGGGGATGACGACAAGTTGGAGGCTCTGTGGAAGACCCAATACTCGCTGAAGGAGTTCACGAATCCAAAGGAGTTCAAGTCCTACGAAGACCTCAAGCGCAAGTTTGATTCAGTCATTGCAGGATCGCCCAATGCTCCAAAGCGGGCAGAGGAGATTGACGACGAAGGGGAAGTGCAAGAGGAATCTTGGTCTGCACCGCCGAAGTCCCGCTCTGCAAAGGAAATCAAGTCAGAGAATCAGGATGCTGATTTCTCTGGTGATGCAATGTCATATTTCGAGCGTCTTGCCCGAAACGATGACTAAACGGGGATGAGTGGAATCGACAGGTCAAGGATCAGGTTGATTGCGAATCAGAGTTGGTCGAAGGCTCTGCAAAAAATCGTCCAAAAGATAACTGCTAATACACAGTATCGCATGGCTGCTTGAAGCACCAAGGGAGGGGTGGAGACTCCGATATCCTCCCCTCCCAAACCATCGGATAGATTTGGCTATGGCTTGTACCCAAATCGAATCAAACAAGCCAAAAACTGCATGAGGGTGTCCGTGCCTGATTGCTGTACCCACACGGACTAGATTTCGTAGTATATCAACTTGTGAAAGGATACTGCACGGGGGTTCGAAACCCCCCATCTCCATGCCCGAGAGTGTAGCCCAATGGCAGAGGCATATGACTTAAGATCATATAAGTGTGGGTTCGAGTCCCACCACTCTTATTGAAAAAAGCAATCGCATACATACCATAGAGGAGCGATTGCCAAAAGGAAAGGAAAACAATGTTTATTACAAAGTTCATAGGTCTTCAGAATCAAATCCGTATCTTTCATTGGCAAACAAAGTCGTATTCGGAACACCAGGCTTTTGGTGGTCTGTACGAAGGGCTTACTCCCCTGATTGACGAGTTTGTGGAAGTATACTTGGGTAAGTACGGTGTGCAGGATTCAACCGAAAACTTTGAGTTCTCGCTGCAAAACTACAGCAGTGCTAGTCCTGTTTCTTTTATTGACAGCAATATCTATTTCTTGACAAACGATATTCCTGCCATTGTCAATCCTGATGACACTGATCTGCTGAACATCCGTGATGAAATGCTTGCATTGCTAAACAAGACAAAGTATCTCATTACCCTGAGATAAGGATAGTTTTTCATTATGAAGAAAGTGGCTCTCATCACAGGTATTTCTGGTCAAGACGGTTCGTACTTGGCAGACTTTCTTCTATCCAAAGGATATGAAGTTCATGGTATTGTCCGACGATCTTCTTCTTTCAACACAGCAAGACTACAACATCTTATTGAAAATCCAGAAATCCACAACAAGACTTTTTTCTTCCATTATGGTGATCTGACCGATTATACCACCATTGCAAATATCATTGAAAAGCACCAACCAGATGAAGTATACAATCTTGGTGCTCAGAGCCATGTCCGTGTATCCTTTGATGCTCCTATTTTCACAGGAGAAACCGTGGGTATCGGAACACTGAATGTGTTGGAAGCCGTTCGTGCATTTGAGTCACGGGGTGGTAAGAAGATTCGATATTATCAGGCAAGCAGTTCCGAAATGTACGGAAAGGTGCAGGAGGTTCCACAACGGGAAACCACACCTTTCTATCCACGATCTCCATACGGTTGTGCAAAGGCATATGCACATTATCTTACAGTAAACTATCGTGAATCATATGGAATACACGCATCCTGTGGTATTCTCTTCAATCACGAAAGCCCTCGGCGTGGCGAAACCTTTGTTACCCGCAAGATTACCCGTGCAGTTGGTCGAATCTATCAGGGATTGCAGAAGAAACTCTATCTTGGTAATCTTGATGCCATGCGTGATTGGGGATTTGCAGGAGACTATGTGGAAGCCATGTGGATGATGTTGCAACAGGAAGAACCTGATGATTATGTCGTGGCAACAGGAAAGATGATCTCGGTTCGTGACTTTTGTGAAAAAGCGTTTGGTAGATTGAACATGGATTACAAGCAGTATGTAGAGATTGATCCAAGATACTACAGACCAACCGAAGTGGATCAGTTGCTTGGTGACTCAAGCAAGGCTACCAAAAAATTGGGTTGGAAACCGAAGATAGATATTGATGGGTTGATTGAGATGATGGTAGACCATGACTTTGAACTTGGAAGGCGGGATTTCATACTCCATGTTCACGACAACAAACTCAATCCCGTAATGTGAGTAAAGGGCTTATGGTGAAATGGGATCACACCGTCTTTGCAAGGCGGTTTTCGGGGTTCGAATCCCCGTGAGTCCATTGTGGAAGAATGTCCGAGCGGTTTATGGAACTAGTCTTGAAAACTAGCGTACATCTAACTGGTGTACCGTGGGTTCGAATCCCACTTCTTCCTTTCCTTTGTGGTGAAACGGTATCACAGGAGACTTTGGATCTCCCTTTCTTGGTTCGAATCCAAGCAAAGGAATTAAATCGGAATTGCTCCTCTTATTGCAAACGATTGTAATTGAACTGTAGGAAGAGTGGAAATATTATTCACAACAACAGTTCCTATTCCAGCTGCTGATCTTGAATCTAAAGTAAACTTGATGTTTTCTCCTGGAAGACACAACAAACTATTGCTTTTTACTCCAGCGGTTCTCAAATCAATACTCAAAATCTGAGTAGTTGGTGTTACAGTTCTATCCTTGAATACCTTTAAGGTAGCACCAGAACCAAAACCAGTTGACACACCGACGCTTATATCCAAAGTTATTCCTCTATTTATTCCTGCTATTTGCTGAACATTTGAATCTGTTGAAACAGCAGAGGTGTTGGTATCAACAAGAGGATCGGTAAATGCAATGGCATTGGGTGTTCGATCCTCTGTGGTTGAACAGTTCAGTGTATCCAAAACAACAGGTGTTGGTAGGAATGGATGTGCATTGTTCACCGTAACGGTAAAGTTGCTGAATCCCAAAGTTGTTCCTCCACCAGATGGCCCATAGAGGAATCTGAAGAAATCTCCACTTGCCCCTGTTATTGAAGCAGTTGTTGGATTTGTTCCTGGGGCAAAACTCAAAGATGTTGAATAAGCCTCGGTTGCATTCTTGAAAATCTTAAAGAACCCATTTGTGTCCTCATAGGTTCCACCAGAATTAAAGGAAATCTGTAGAGGAATAGGTGTATTGATACCACTAAGAGTTGCCCCTTGTTCCTGTGTTGTTCCATTTGCCAAACCAGTCATGTTTGCCCATGCTGGTGTAGGATCAGGAGTATGGTCAATGTCTATTTCAAATTTCATCGGTGCATACTGTGTTTGTGCATCTCCATTGTATATCCATTCACGGGGGAATACACCTATTACTCCTGCTGCTGTCCAAGGTGTACCAATAAGCGATCCTGATGCATAGAGTATCTTGTCTCCAGGTATGACAAGATTTGCGGATTGCGGAACAAACGATCCTGCTCCAACTGCTCTGAAAAGATTGCCAAATTGATCGGTTATTGTCAATCCCTTTGGAGAGAGGGTAAGACCATCAGCCAATCTTGCGGCGATGGCGGCAGAATCCGTGGATATTGTTATTGCTCCTACAAGGGAAGGATTACTTCCTGTGCCTGTTATCGTCAAAACTCCATTCACTCCGCTTCCCCAAGGAGAACCACCATTGGTTGTATTCAGCCAATGTGATGGGGAAGCAATATTGGTAGTAGAAGCACTATTCTCCCAAGTATCGGCTCCTGTTCTGTAACTACGCAGCATTAACCAATCTTTTGCTGCATTGGTTTTGAAAGCAATAGCGTTTGACAGGTTTGCTTCATTGAAGAATGTGTGTAAACCAAAGAAGTATGGAAGTGCAACATCATCAACACCAGCACTTATTCCAAATGCATAACTTACATTACTGGGATCAACAAATGAGGATGCACTAATACCATTTCCAAGCAAGAACCACTGCGGAGAACCAGAATATACCCATGAAAGTTTCGGATTAAGAGGAGCACTATCAAATGCATTTCTAGACCAATTGGCAAATGTAATGCTTCTTCCGACAAATCCCTGTGCTGTTGGCCCAAAGCCATCACCCATATTCAAACCAAATGTCTTTATTCCAGTAACAGGTGCGGTAACCGTGAACATTGGAGTCAATGTGTTTCCTGCTCCACCTCCGAAAGCAGAACCAGAAACAACATCATAGATTCCTGGTATTCCCTTTATGACCATTCCTATTTGTGAAGGTCTTCTTGGTTTTACAGAAACCATAGAATCGTTGGTATTTGATCCATCTGTTCCCAAGAGTATTCCATATCCTCTTCTATAGGATCTTGGATTCGTTCCATCAAAGAATGCAAGTTGATTCGGATCAGCATTGCTTGGAGGTTCTGCCATCACCATTCTCATTCGGCTCGCTGCGTCCACATAGAACTTCTGCTTTTTGAGAGAACCGCTATCCAATGCACTCTTGTATTCTGGAGAGAGTATCATGGCATTAGGCATGGAAACACCAACAAAATGCACATTGTTTACATTTCCTTCAATACGATCTGCTATGCCAAGGGTTCCACCCATGTGTATGCTTCTGTACAGCAAATCATAGTGTCCAATCTTGTGCTTGTCTGCTGCCAAAGGTGTGGCTTCATTTCTTCCCATTGAAATACAGTCGGCAAAGTCACCAGTACAAGCGATATTTTGATAGATACTGTTCTTCTTTACTAGGGCATCTCCTTTGATATTTGTGCCACTTTCCACAAATCTTCCAAGGAACGAAGGATTTGTCTTGTCCAACTTGCTTGAATCTGTTGCAACCGAATCCATGACCAATGCGGCATTGCTGAACACCGTGCCACGAACTCCAACCGCAGTGCATCCAGAGACATAACGGGAATAACCAAAGCCGTGCTGTAGACCACCCGTGATCGCATCTATCACGCAGTTCACATACGATGCATTTCCATTTCTTACAAAATCCTTTGGATCAACTGAAGGCAGCATTGTGGAGGTAAACTGCACATTTTCAAAGCGAATAGCCTGTGTGGAGTCTGTTGTAAAGAAGTTTGGACATTTTGCACGATCTATACTGTATCTTGCATTTGGCAATCCATTTAACTTTACTCTGCCGATGCCACCAAATCCTCCTGCTCGGGCTGCTTGACGAGCACTTTCCCAAAGCGATGCTGTTCCACCAAATGCCCAATTGGGATTGGAAAGAGATGGAGCAGTGGTGGTGGTTCCATTGTATGTGGCAAGAGGATTCTTGTTCAGTCTGTATATAAGTCCGTCTGAACTCAAGCCGTATGCCTTTGCTGTGCTTGGAAGAACCGAACCAAATATTTGAGTTGTATTTGCCCAAGTGTCTGCTATTGATCCTACTGCAAGACCACTAAAAGATGTTGCAGAGTTATCAGATCCACTAACAGTATTTGGCAATAGAGTGACACCTGTTGTGGCAGAATCATCAATTTCATTTATTATAAGCGTCTTGTTTTCTGGATTGAGATAAGTAACTTGGAGCAGAGATGGAACTCCACCCAAATCGTTGTCATCACCAACACAGGGGAAAACCGCTGCATTTCCTCCTATACCTGAAGCAATGGTTTTGATTATGAGGAAGTCTTTGTTCTTTGCACTTCCACACAAGCCGCTTCCACTTCCCAATTCCCACATTACTGCCTCACGAATACTCTTATACAGGGGTTCAGAGAGTGTTGGAAAGTTATCAGTGAATGTTGGATTCACGGTACACAATCTTGTGAGTTTTGAATCCGTACTCGCAACATTCATCAGGAAGAACGAAGTCTCGTTTGTTTCCCGCTTCTTTGGAGTGGGATCTCCTGGTGCGATTGGAGAGTAGTATTGGCTGCTTTCCTCTGGCAATCCTCCCAATACTCTTGGTTTTCCTGAGAATGGGAATACCTTTGCACGGATTTGGTGCATACCACCATATGAGACTCCAGCAGGGGTCTTTGGCAGATTCACGAATGGACCAGAACCTCCAGAAAGAGGAGGCAGGATGAATGTAAACTCCTGATACGGTATGCCTTCAGTTCCTGTGCGGGTTGCAATCTGTCCACCATTGAGTGAAGCCTCTACCTTCTGTATTCCTGATGGGTGGAATGCCATGACCGTGACCGTTCCTGATGGCGGTGTTTGGTAGAAGGGAATCGGATCTTCCTTCCAAGCGGCTATAGCACGAAGATCACCAGTATCAGTAAGATCAGAGGTATCAGCAATAGTAGCAGGATCGCCAGAGAAGATTTCATCTGGATTGGTTGTGGGAAACCCTCCTCCATTGCGGAGGTGTCCTTCTGGAAGAGGTGCATTCAGATCGGAAATCTTATACTGTGGCATGAGTGGTGAACGCCGACTCTTGATCCATGCTCCTCTTCGTGAAACCGTTACCTGAGCATCGGTTGCCTTTGGAACTATCCGTGTGCTCATTGAGTTGCAAAAGAGCATCTGAGTATTTGTTTCCGTCACGGGAGTCTCACTCAACGATACATCACGAACAGAGACTCCTGCCCATGTTCCATTGCCACGGAACTGTCCAACAGGCATACCACCCAATGCTGATCCATCCCGTGCAATGGAAGCAGAAGTAACCGTATCCATCAGACGACCATCAACAAAGAACTGGGCTTGGCTTCCGTCTTCGTTTACTTCTATCTGAAGTGTGCGATCAACGAATGAACCAGCGATAAACTGACCATTTTCCTGTTGCGTCAAAAGGTTGAAATAGGTTCTGTACTGTCCAGTGCTTTGGTTCTTGAAGGCAACGGTTGTTCCCCAAACACTTCCACCAAATGATATGAATGCAACGGCTGTTTCTATTCCTAGCAGATTGCCGTTTGTTCCGTGCAAGCCGTTTGCCTTTGCCAAATCAAAGAAGCCTACTATGGTCAAACCGCCACGGCTTCCTGCCACGGGAGGGGTATTGAATATCGTAGGATCGAATGGAAGAACCGAATCCAACTGCCTTCCATTGAAGGAGAATACCGTTTTGCGTCCATCGCCCAAGACAAATGGCTGTGTGAGTTCATTTGAAGGAATCGTTTGCGATGTATGGTGTAAGCCCGCACCACTGTTTGGAACACCTAAAAGTGTGCTTATACTTACGCCTGTTCCAGAACTATATGAAACTGTTCCACCATTGATAGTAAACTCCGAGAATCCACCACTTGTTGCTCCAGACATGGCAGCAGTCATTCCATAGGAAAGTTCACCCGTAACAAGGTTTATTCTTTTTGGAAGTTCGCCAGTGAAGCCTCCCTGTAGGAACAGATTTCTTCCCTGTGGAGCCGCACTGATTCTCCAAACATAGGTTTTTCCATCAACTTGGTTCAGTTCGGAATCACCAGACTTGCCGCTTTGCTTGAGCAACACAGCACCGCTGACCACTGTTCCTGTTGCACCCGTATGATTACCGCCAGCCGCTGAGATATCCAATCGGTCAACAAGTGCGGACGGATTGCCACTTGCATTAGAGCAGGGCTGTACACGGTATCCTTCGCTTATTGTCTTCCATTCATTGAGTACCCCCTGCATGAATGTGAGTCCTGCCGTGAAACCACCTTCTCCTATTTCT